GAACATTGCAATCCAAGTTCTAAGAAACGAGACCGTAACTGTTTCTGCTGGCAACACTCTAACCCAGACTAAGGATCTTACGATTGTTGATGACTGGGATATTGAAGATTTGATGCCAACCTGTGGATCAGCAGCAGCTGCTGTTGATAGTCTCTTAGGTTTGGTTATTCAAGCAATTGGCACCGATGCTGGTGTTGGTAACCTCAGTGGTGTTGTAAGAACTGCTCCTACACAACCAACAACCTATACTCTAGGTAACTGCTCTGATGTTCTAGCGACTATCGATACTCTGATCGGTATTGTTTGTGATGCACTATATGCTGGTAATCTTAATACTTTACCACCAGTAAGCAATGGTCAGTGGGATTGTGCTAACGTTCGCTCAACCATTGAGAACCTATTTGATATTCTCACTGATGCAATCAGCAATGGCACACTTGCTGGTCTACCTCCTGTCAATAAAGGAGACTTCACGATCAACAATGAAGCATCAAAGTGCTTCCGTGACGTTTCCTACATTGTTGACGCTGTTGTTAATGACCTCAGACTTGGTGGCAATATTAACAGCATTCAGGCAGGTGAAGCATACTATGTTGGCAACAGTCTCACTTATATTGACGGTGAGAGACAAGAAACAACAGATGCGTGGGATTATGTAGGACAGATCGCAACTGCTGCGATGCGTAACTTTGATGTTCTTGCATATAATTGTTCGACAACTTCTGGTTCTGCCATTGTTGATGTCAACGATACTCGTGGCATTATTATTGGCATGAGTGTCAAGGAGTATGATAATACAGATGTAAACAATCCTGCTTATGTAAATGGATTGCTGCAGAGTGGAGCAACTCCAGTATACACCAATATTCCAGAGGGCGCATATGTTAAGCGTATCGTAAGCACTACTGAGATTGAACTTGGTGTTGAGAACTCTAGACTATTTGAAGGAAGTCTAGTCAATGCTCAGTTAAACAGTTCGACAACTAATCTATACTTTGTATTTGAAAAAGGTATTTGGGCAGATACACTACCTACTACTGTAAATGTAGGACCAGCTAACACTGGTGAAGACGTAATTCAAGATACATTAACTTCACCAACTCAAAGAGAGTGTGCTGGCACTGCTACTGCAATTGAAACTCTAATCGGTAACATCAAGACTATTATTGATATTGGTCTTGGTTCTGTTGCAAGATCTGAGCAAACAGTCAATACTGCACTTCTTGCATCTAGAGCAACGGTATTTACTATTGACGTTGATGGTACTGGTCCTTCCAACCCACACAACTTCGAGACGGGAACTCCAGTTAGACTTGTTCCTCGTCCTCGTTTTGATACTGCAACTGGTAGGTATGTTGATGTTGATAAGCGTCTCGTTAGATTACCTAAAGGATTTAATACCAACGAAATTTACTATGTAATTGCTCCTGGTAGAAGTACAGAAGCAGGTGGTGAGGAGTACAATGGCAGCACTTACTTTAATGGTGGAGATCAGACCAAGTTGATGCTCGCAACCTCTAAGGAGAATGCGGCAGCAGGTATTTACATCTATGCATCTGAAACTGAAACAATCGATCAGAATATTGAGATTGACCTCTATCAGTTTGTCCTAGATGACAAGTATGATCTCCACACGTATTCCTGTGGACTAGTCAACACTGTTGTTGGTGGTATTGAAACTGATATTGCACATATCTTTGACAAACCATCCAGCGCAACAACTTATCAGAAGGTATTCTTTAGAGAGATTGAAGGCAATGATCTACCAGATCTTGCTACCACATATGCCGCAGATCCAGCAGTTGCTACTACTACTGGTGTTAATGCAGGTAAGATCAATCCCAACAAGGAGTTCTTTGTTCGTTATCAAACTAGCAAAGTCTTCACAATTCACAAGACAGAAGCTGACGCTCTGAATAATGTAAATCCAATTACATTTAACAACGCTAACGGTCCATTCAGAGTATTTGCTAACAAGAAGCGCAGTCCAATGCGCTTTGATCCTACATTTAATGGCGATGATACCGATAACGGTAAGTGGTATCTACAGTGTAAGGATAGAAGCACTGAGGATCAAAATACTGTATGGCGTGAGATCTTCTATAGAATTCACGAACCAGACTATAGCAGCAAACCAACCACAACTGATACATGGTATGAGCGTATTGCTGATACTAGAGATGCAAACGAAAGAACTTACAAACTTCGTTATGTCATTCCTAAGTATATCGAGAACGCTAGAGATCCTATTAATGGATTTGTCATTAAGACAAGAACTGACGACACTCGTAAGTTAGTTCCTCAGAAACTACTACTTAAGCCTGTATCTGGTAACGTATATGGTGCTCGTTTTGAAAACCCACAGCAACCAGGAGAATTCATTGGATTCACCCAAGAACAGTTTGATGCTGATGATACTCTGAACGAACTTTCTGCATATGATCCATACAGAAGACCTCTAACTGGTGAAGATCAAGACATCGATTACAGAGCAATTGCTAGATTTAATTCTGGTGTTGCTGCTACAATTCAGTCTGGTCGTTATGTAGAAGATGCTTTAGATTCAGCAATTAACTACTTGGAAATCACTGTATTCGATCTTGGTATCGATACTAAGAACTTCCCTGGACTAAGAAATGAGATTTTAACAACTGTCAAGATCTCTGCTCCTCAAGGTGGTGCTTTTGTTGCTAACAAGACACAGAGTATCGTATCTAACTCTGTTGGATTTGGTGGTAATTCTTCTGGAACTGCATATATTCATGGATACTTTAGTGTTGGTGGTGACCACTATCTAATCATCAAGGGTATTAGTGGTGCTAAGGGAACTGCCTCCCTAGAGTATAGTGAGTTCCAAGGCACACGATTCACTCAGGGTAATGTCTTTGCTGATATGCTGGAAGACCAGGATATGGGCAAATCGCTACCTCTGAAGACTCATATCAGAAAAAATTTCCCAGAGTATTATTACAAGCAAAACGGTTCTAACGTTTATACTATTACTCCTGGTGATCGTATTCAAGATGATGCTGGTATCGAATACTATGTTGCTAGTGTAGAAGATACTGGAGTCATTGAAGATACATTCTACATCTTTGATAGTGCAGAGCTTCAGAAGAGAATCCCAGGTCAGCAAGATGGTATCTACTATTTAACTGCTCTTCGTGGTAATATCTCTCCATATCCTCAAGGCGCTGGTGTTTCTACCAACTTCCAGAAGTTTAAGTTCTCTCAACCTGTAGGTAAACTTTATCCTCTCAACTACAGAAACGATCCTCTCTGGTTCCAAAAGTCTGGAACCACGAACGAAGAGAAGAACTACTACTCGCAGTTAATTGATCCACCTCAAGCATTCTCTGCTGCTGATAACTACATCCATGGTAAGGTTACTGTCAACGATACTAAGCACTCTGTAACTAGAGAGCTTATGAGCGATTTAACTGCTCAACCAGCATTTGTTCAGAATACTTACACTGCTGACAATGAGATCAAGGCACAACTAGGTAATGCAACTTCTGGTTCAGAAGATCGTCGTATTCCTATTGCTGGTGATAGCACAGTTGTTTCTGATCAGCGTTACTACGTTGAACTTCGTAGACCATCTATCGCTCGTGCTGGTAACCATACGTTTGAATATCTTGGTTTCGGTCCTGGTAACTACTCAACAGGTCTTCCTGCCCGTCAGGAGATCGTTCTAGAACCAGAAGAGGACTTCTACGCACAGTCCAAGAAGCAAGATGCTGGTATCGTATTCTATACTGGTATCAACTCTCAGGGTGACCTCTACATCGGTAACAGAAGAATCAACGCTATCACTGGCGAAGAAGACTTCATCGATAGAGCAGTTCTTGCTGATGATGGAGACGAGGATGATGTAATCGGACAACTCGTTACTACTTTCGACACTCCAGTTACATTTAACCAGAACATCACAATTGTTGGTGGTCCAGATGGTGAACTAGTTAATAACATCAACTCACCTGTTCTAGTTAATGTTCCTGACAATCAACTAAGGAACCTTGGAGCACCTTTAGTAGTTTACTCACTAGTAAGTTCTACTGATCCTATTAGTGGTCTTCCACAAGACGCTTCTCTTGATAGAGAAGCATTCTTCCCCAACACATCTGGTGATATCCGTCTAGGTAAGAACCGTGTTGATGCTGCTGTCTTTGGATTTAATCCAAGAGGCGAGGGTCAAAATTATATGATTCAAACTCACGCCCCTGGCGGTGTTGGATCAAATATTTGGCCAAATCAAGATAGTTTGGTTTCTCAGGGTGGATCTAGACTTGCAGCAGATCAATATATCACTTACACCAATGTTCTTCCTTCTACAGGAGACATGGCACTCAAGGGTAGTGCAGTTAATAAGAATGGTTCACTTGGTTGGATCTTTGCTAACATCTACACAGTTATCCCTAACAACGTAATTTCTTCCTTGGAAGTGATCGTTGATCAGAGTGTAAACGTTGGATCATTTACATTTATTGACAGCAACAGCAACCCAGTTTCTGTTGGTTCTCTAAACATTAAGTCTGGTTCTGAGATTAGACTACAGAATATTAATTACAGTGGTGTTCTTAATGGAACATGGCCAGTTCTTAATACTCAGGCATATCCATTCTCTCCAACCAGCAACGTTGTATACTTCCAGATCACTCCAAGAACTGGATCTCCAATCGGCGCATTTAACGAGACTTGGAGCACTGGTATTGTTAACGCTCCAACAAATGCATCTCCAAATGCTCTTGTTTCGTTCTCTGTATCGAATTGGAAGGAATTTGGTGTTCTAGGTGCTGAAGCACTCAGAACTGAAACCGAGACATGGGGTGACTTTAAACTTGGTATCAACACCATCAACAGAGCAACGCATGATGCATATAAGGATGCATTTGTAGAGGTTCAGAACACTGATCCTCGTGCTAACCTAGACGTTGTTGGTAACGCATATATCAGCGGTCGTAAGACAACTGATTGGCTTTCAAATGATGAGTATGCTGGTCGTAACAAGAATAGAATTTCTGATGCTCTTGTTGTTGGTTGGTTGGATGAAATTCCATCACCAAATAGTGAGGACATTGATGATGTAACTGCTGCTTTCCGTGTTTCTACCGAAACCGTAGCAATTACAGAGTCTGGTAGAGGTAATAATGAGAACAAGGTTGGTATTAACGTCAACAACAGTGAACTTGATAGAGCATTAGTTGTCAAGGGCGATGCAAGATTCACTGAGGATGTTCGCTTTGAGCGTGACATTGAGATCCATGGAGATGGAACTCTAACAGAAGTAAGAACTGATACAACATCTGGAATTTTCAATCTAATTACAGATGCTGGATTTGTTGGAACTCTCAACTTTGCGAATAGCGCAAACATTGCTAACCTAGTTAACGGTGCTGAGACAGTAAGATTTGCTGATGTTACAACAAACGCGCAAACAATTGCTATTGGTAACAACTCAAGCACTAACACATTTAGAATTGGTAATGCTGTTGCTGGAGATCAGTTCTTCTACATCGGTAACCTTTCAGATCACAGCAATTTCTGGGTTGGAAACACTCCTGATGGTGCTACTGTTGCTGCTGATGGATCTATTACAACACCAGGAAGTGGAATTAGTAAGATTGTAATTGGTGGTGCTTTTGGTAACACAAACCAAGACCAGTCATTTGTAAGAGTTGGAACACAAAATCTACGTGTTGATGGTGATATGTGGCTCGGATTCCGTCGCCCAGGCGGATCTGCAGAACTAAGATCACAAGCTTCACTAATTAGTTTCTTCTCTAACTCTGGTGGTCCTTCGACTATTAACTTCGGTCTCAATGCTTCTGAAGTTAACATTGCAGGTCAGGGTGGAACAACCACAATTAATAACTCACTCCATGTTGTTGCTTCTGCTAAGTTTGATGGTAACATCTTACTTTGCGGTGGTCTTGCTTCCTTCTCCTTTATCGGTGACAGAGCACAAATGGGTTCGACCATCTCTGCTCATGGTGACGGTGTGGAACCAGATGGATCATTCACTAAGAATGTTGATATTCTCAATGTCTTAGTTCTTGGTCCAACTGATGATGGATACAACGCAGTTGATACTGCTGGTTCTGGTCAGTGGGGTGGAACTGCATTCCAACAGGAAGTAACAACTATTGGTGGAACACCTGAAGTTGAACCTCAGGATCTTCCTACCCTAACAGGTGATGAGTATTATCTACCAATCAAGAATTCACCCAACAAGCAAAATGGTGATCCATATCTAACAACTGGTGATTATATCATCGTTGATAGTGCAGTTTCTGCAAGCGGACATCCTGAGATTGTTCAAATTCTTGAGGTAATGAGAGGCAATGTTGGTCCTTTCTATCTAAGAGTTAAGCGTCAACCATTTGGTAACTTTGGTGGTGTTCTAACTAATCACCCAGATACAACTCCAATCTACAAAGTAAATGTTCAGTTTGACGCTACTTGGTTGGAGATTGGTGTTGACGGTGCTGGAGCGCAAGATAACTTCTATCTTGCTGAGTTTGGTGGAAATCTAACCACAAACGATTATGTTATCCTCAGCAGAAATGATTCCACTGGAACTCCAGAATATGTTGCTGTAAACACCCCAATCTCTCAAGAAGTTCAGAAGTTTAGAATTAATGATGGTGAAAATTGTGATGATGAATCTGGTGATGTATTTGTCGTTAACTCTGTAACTGGTGATACTATCATCAAGGGTGGCACTACTATTAACAATACATTGACCATCTCTGGTGGATGTGGAACAATCAGTAACATTGCATTCTCTGCAAATTCTGTAGTTAATACTAAAGTTCTTACCAATGTTGTTGTATCAACACCAGATAAAACAATCAGTGATATTCAAATTGGCGATGTTATTGAGATTGTTACCAATGAAGCTTCACTGCAACCTCTATTTGACACGCATGTTGCGGCAGTTGATGCCACAAACAACAGAATCTTCCTTGACAAACCAATGGCAGGTGGTGGTTCTGCCAATGTAAACTTCCAGGCTCGTAGAAACGAAAAACTTCTCCTAACAAATGGAGAAAGCGTTCCTACATTTGAAGTAGATACTTGCACAGGCACCACACACCTTGGATCACATTATGGTAGAATTGAAGTTGAATTCGGTGAGACTGGTGGATATGCAAATAACATCAGTGATACTGATGATATTGTAACCGCATTCGATAATGGTGAGATTGAATACGCATACAGTTTCTACTATGATCCTAAGATTCTTTCTGATGGTGGTCCAAATACAACAATCAGAGCAACTGTTGCTGGTTCTTCAAGTCAGATTCAGATTCCTGTTCAATCTCTAGGTGTTGGAGATGGTGCATTTGCAATTGGTGATTATGTCTTCGTTGGAGATCCTACTGCTGCTTCTACTGGAATCGGAACATTCCAGATTGGATACATCAATGACATCGTTGATAATGATCCAGCAAATCTAACTATTGTTATTCAGTCTGCTGGTGATGGTTTGATTACTAACGAACCATTTACTCCTGGAGATGATGTATATACTGTTGGTAATGTCGTTAGAAGAGTAATCAAGCATACAGAATTTGCTAGAATTATTGATATTGAGACAAGAACCAGAACAGTTCAAGGTGCTCAGAGCAATTTTTGCTGTGCAATATATCCTTTGTCTAGAATTACTGAGCAATAATTGCTCTGAGATCCTACTGCTGCTTCTACTGGAATCGGAACATTCCAGATTGGATACATCAATGACATCGTTGATAATGATCCAGCAAATCTAACTATTGTTATTCAGTCTGCTGGTGATGGTTTGATTACTAACGAACCATTTACTCCTGGAGATGATGTATATACTGTTGGTAATGTCGTTAGAAGAGTAATCAAGCATACAGAATTTGCTAGAATTATTGATATTGAGACAAGAACCAGAACAGTTCAAGGTGCTCAGAGCAATTATTGCTCAGTAATTCTAGACAAAGGATATATTGCACAGCAAAAACTAGATTATCTTGGTTGGTTGGTCTTTGTCAACTCTGAGCATGAAGCACAGACATTTGCTGCTGTCAAGGGAAGACTCAAGGGTGTAGTCCACACTGCCGTCATGGATGAGCAGAGAAAGGATGGTGCTATTGAGTTCAGAAGTGGAACAGCAAACATTGCTTCCAATATCCACATGATTGGTGGAAGCCTTGAGATCTATGATTCTGTCAATCAAACGAGACTATTTGGTTTCGTCAACGATGACGGACACGCAGATCACCAGGGTCTACTATTCTGGGATGCTGGTGTTGTTGCTCGTGGTGACTTCTATCTCTTCAGTTCTTCTGATCCAGAGAACATTATTGAGAACCCAGATAGTGATACTCCATCGTTCTTCGTTGATAACCTAGGTAATGTTGGTGCTGAAACTACTCTCACGGTTACTGGTAATGCAATTGCAACACCATCTACGACTCTGGAGCAATTATCTGTTCAGAATCTAGGACCTAATGGATCTAAGAAGTTTGCAGTCAAGCAAGACAACTCAATCGACTCGTTTGGTTATACTAACTTCTTTACTTCAAGTGGTGGTTCTCATACTAGATACATCTCTTCGGCATCTGCTGAAGAAGATCTAACTCTACTTCCCAACATTATTTACATGGTAAATACTACAGCACAATCAACGCTAGTAGTTACACTGCCAACTTCACCACAAACTGGAGATGTTGTCAGACTAATTGATGTCAGTGGTAATCTAAGCTACAATACTTCACTTGTTGTTAGAACTGCTGAATCATCTGGAACTAAGATTCAGGGAGATAATACTGGAACACTTCTTGGTGGTAGATTAACACCATATCCTTCTGGAGAAATGGTTGTTCAAACACCTAATGCAGCGTTCAGTCTTGTATATCTCGGATCTACTGATAGCAATGGTCAAGTAGGTATACCATCCGCCGTTCAAGGATGGTGGTTAATGGAGGTCTAATAGATGGCAAGTTATAACAGAATCAGGGCATCGAAACAGTCCCCTATCGGGACAATCATGCCCTGGGGAGGTTCTTCTAGTAACTCAAAACTAGATGAAGATGCTATTCCAACTGGGTGGATTGTTTGTAGGGGACAAACTCTTTTAGCAAGAGATTATCCTCTATTAGCACAACTTCTTGGCAATACTTATGGTCCTTTTCAGGAACCTGGAGGACCACCTGTAGGTATTCAAAATGCATATCCAAGTTATGATGAAAATGACTTGTTTACTCTGCCTAATTTAAATAATACTGGCATGGTTGATCTTGAGGGATCAAGACTAGAACCAGAAACACAGTTGATTGTCGGTCAATATATTACAGAAAATGGAGCAGATGCCGCTCCGCCAAACATTGCGTTATCATATATTGACGTTAATTTTTCTATTGAATCCGATTCAAATCTGAGTGGTAAGATTACAGGGATTACAATTGAAGATCCTGCATATTTTGCTACTGGTAGAATTATTCCTAGAAAATTGGGCATTGACCACACTCCTGGTCATAGTCACCCGCAACCAGAAGATGCTGATGCAAAGTATCCTTCTGCAGTTCTTGGTGGTGGTTATGTCGGACTATTTGAAGCTGGTAACTATGATGTTCAAGACTCTGAATATACAACTGTTAGTGCTGAACCAATCAATCCATCGGAAGATAGTGCAGATAGATTCAACCCAGGAACTGCACTTGTAACTTGGTATGATGAGTCGGCATTTACCCTCCCTACAATGAACCAGTTTAGGGATTTTACTGCTGCTCCAGCAAATGTTCCTGCTATCCCAGGAAGTTCTAGAGCTGTTAGTGGATATGGTAATACTATTGATTATGAAGATCCAAACACTTTCTTAGATACTCTTAGACCAAATAGAGGC